TGCACCACTTACCAAATCGGTAGTGGTATTTTCGTCTTCGTCATCCTCTAGCAATTCTGATACAAACGACCACGAACGAGGTGTTGCAAAAGAACGGCTTGGAGACTTAGGATCGAAATCGTATAAATCTTTTTTACTAAACTGCAAGTAACCAATAACATCTGCATGTTGGTCATTTGCAACTGCCCACTCAAACCAGTCGTTAAAATCAACTGCCATTTCTAGGTGAACAAAACGGTTTGCCAGCGGAGCCGGCATACGGTAAGTGACGCCTTTATCTGCTTCACGGTTACCAGCGGCGACAATCAAAACGTTGTCGGGCAATGTGTATTGTCCTACACGACGATTTAGAATCAACTGATAGGCTGCCGCTTGTACTGCTGGCGCCGCAGAGTTCATTTCGTCTAAGAACAAAATAACAAATTTGTGTTTAGATGCCATCTCAGCAGTTGGAAGTTCTGCTGGAGGAGCCCATTTCATAATATTATCGTTTGCCGCATAATATGGAATGCCTTTAATATCTGTAGGCTCCCAAAGAGACAAACGAATGTCAATTACATGTGCATTAATTGACTTACCAATTTGGTGAATGATATCGGATTTACCAATACCTGGAGGTCCCCAAAGAAAGATAGGACGTTTCTTTTTAAATGCACGTTGAATGCTTTTCTTTGCTTGATTCGGCGAACAAGTGCGAAGTGCAGTAGTTTCCATTTTGTATTCCTCTTCTGTGTTTTTCAGTGCCATACTGTTTAGTATGTATATACTATAACACCGGCTATAAGGAAAGTCAACCGTTTTTGGATTCTTTTTCTTGTCTTTTTAGAGCTTTAGTTAGCCCATATTTCTTTACATCACCGCTAAAAAGGTGCAATTCTACTGCCTTTTTTTCGTCGGTTACGATAATACCATGATTTCCTAACCAATAAGGACAATCAATAAACTTATCTAACCAAATTATTGTGTTTGTTGTTAATTGGAAATCTCTTGGAAACGGTATATCGTATGTTGATATATCTAATTTTTCTTTTATAAATTCTATACCTGCGTTAGTAAGTCTTAATCCACCAGACTCTTTAGTTCTAGTATTTTGCCACCATAGAGACATATGTTCTGTAATACTAGCTTCTGTAACTGCAATGTCTGCATTTTTTAAGAAGATTTTTGTATATGTCTCTTTCCAGTTCATTCTTGTACTTCTGTGCCTTCTGTAAGCATTACAACAGTAAAATCTTTACAGTTAAACATTTCGTTTAGTTTTTTAGCTAGATTGTGTGCGTGTCCTGGATTTGAAAAACTGGTCTTTTTGTATTTTGGACCAGGATAGTTAGTGAGCATGTTAGAGCTTTTCAAGTTAAATGGTTTGTTGTTATAGAAAACAGCCCAAATGGCTTCAGCATCTAAAATTTGTTCACTTCTATATGTTTTCTTATTAACAAACTCTAATAGTATAGTAGGCTTGGGTCTACTCATATGCGTAATTCCTTTAATAATATACGCATATATTTATCTCTTTTATAGAGTTAAACTACCACTTATCTCCGCCATCTAGTTCTACTTGAATAACTTGTTCTTGTGTGTTTGCATTTTCTTTTACAAACTTTTCTAAGTCTCCGTGTAGTCGCGACATTACCATACCTAAAGTATATGCAAGTGCTTTTGCTTGTGGCATAGACAGTTTAACTTCTTTAGCCTGTCCAGCTTCAGCAGATTTTACATTTTGTATAAACGATTGTATACTACTAGTATTAAGTGGCTCTATTGACACGTGATAACTCCGTACGCATTTCGATTTCAGTCTTGAATGGACCACGGAATTCGTAGCGTTCAATTGTAATTAGTTTAGGACAAAAACTCTTAACCCAACCTTTTTCAAAATGAATTGTGTAATATCCTGCACAATACAAACTTTTAGACTTATTGCTTTTTGAAAACAAAGGTAGTTTACGTTTTACATCATACATTTGATTAAATGGTTCGCAACTAGTTGGAAACCCGTGTACTTCAAAGTCTTGTTTCTCAACCTTATCTGCTGAACTCCATGTAATCTTTCCTAAATGCTTTTTAAGCTGATTCATTGTAGGAAAGACTTGTGTACCAGTTTTGCACGAGAAAGTGTAACATTCTTCGTTAGCACTTAGCGTACCTACACTTTGTCCGTTTTCTTCAACAATCCAAAATTTATTTTTTAATACTTCTTTTGCACTAATTGTCATGCTTGGTACCTCGCTTGTAATGGTTCTGAATATTGCGCGGCTTGATCTGCAATACGTTGCATATCCCACTTGGCGCAGAATTTAAGTAGACGCATGCCTACTTGTGTAATTTCTTTAGGCTTTACTTGATTTACTGTATTATTAATTATCTCTTTAATCTCTGCTGGTTGTGCAGTAAGATCGCATAATGTTACATTACGATTGTAATCATCTAATACACGATGCTCAACACCTTCATGATCTACCCAACGTTGTAGCATCATGTTGTTCCAATTGTAACCTTTTGTAGTTTTATCTGCAAATGCTTCTGTAAGGCCTACTTTGTTCTTAGTGCCTTTTGTACGCACACCAGGATATGCACTGAACACATTATCGCTAGTGTCGCCACGCATACACTTTTCAAACAACATGAATTCAGGATTAGGTGCAGGCTTAGGCTCTTTTGTTTTCTTGTCTATAACAGGCTTGCCTTTGTCGTCAAAGTAACCTTCGTGTGTAATAGTTACGTTCTGTACACCGTTGTACTGTTTTACATTAGGTGCAATAAGTTGTGCAAAGTCGCCATCTGTACTAATAATAATATGATTGTCATTAGGATGATTCTGCACCCAACCAGCAATTAAATCATCTGCTTCTAGTTGTGGATGTTGCATCATTGTACAATTAGTCTTAGTTTCAATGAACTCTTTAAACTCATCAAAGATTTCCCAAAACACCTTATCTTCTTCTGCTTGTGCAGGAGTCATTGCATCTCGAGTGTCTTGTCTGTTGCGCTTGTAAGGAGCATAATAGTCTTTACGCCAACTGCGTCCTTCTAAGCAGAAAACAACATGATCTGCATTAAAGTCGTTCCATGCTTTTTTAATACTATTAAGTGTAATGTGCAGTGCCATACCTACTTTAGTATCTACATCGCCACGTACAACATGACGAGCTCTAAAGAAAGTATTTGCTGTATCAACTAGTACATATGTTGCCATTTAATTCTTCTTCCACATATCGTTTCAATTCATGGTCACCGATGTTGTCAGGTATCTCATTTTTGTAAAACAATCTATAACTGTCACTACCGTATTTCCCAATTCCATATAACATAGTAGCATCTTTTCCGTCCCATGTCAAGTAGTCTTCGCTCATTCTGCGTAAACGTTTTTCACGCACATTTACCATTCCTAAAGGTTTGATAATTTCTTTAATGAGATCTGAAGGTGTTCTTAACAAGCAAGACGGTGTAGGGCAAATTAAAAACAATTTTGGTAATACTGCTTTAACTTGTTTACGGTTTGTTTGATTCAGACAGATGACGCCTACCATGTGTTGCCATACAGTAGACACTTGTTGTTGAACCATTAGATCGTCACGCATCATAGAGGAAGATTTCCTGTATAAAGATCAATACCTAAACTAATCATACCTATTGCAAAGGCTGTAACAATAAAGACTTTCGCCATAATCACTGCAATATAATCACCCATTACGATACCTCTGATTTATTTTTATCAATAGGTACAACATTAATATAACCTGCGCCGCGATCAGTGTCTTGTCCTTCTTCTTCCAACATTTGATACACAATAGTTTTAAACCAAGCATCAACAATTTGTTCGTTTGTCTCGCCTGAATATCCTGCGTCTAACAGTTGTTCAATAAACTCGTTGTTCCAATCTAGTTCGAAAAAGCCGTTGCGAATGTTTTCTTTATTAACTTGTGTGTCTAATACAGCAACCCACGGCTCACCTTTTGCAGTTGCTTCTTCTTTTTCTTTAGCAAGTGCTTCACGTCTTACTTCTTCAGGGGAAAGTTC